GTCGACAATAGGCGCGTCTCAGACGAACAGTCGTCGTCATGGCAAGGTTGGCACTACTGAATACCCAGCCTTCGCTGTGCGTGGCGATGGTGCGATGTTGACGTTCCTCGATGGTCGAACAGCTATCGATCTTGCTGGTGCCAATGGCGCAATAGCTCTTGGATATCAACATCCAGTAGTCAGTGGCTGGGTGAGTCAATACAGCGGAAATGGTGGAACGTTGTCGTTACCGACACCGCTTGAAGTTATTGCCTCACAAATGATGTGCGATGCTCTCAGCATGGACGCTAGGGTGCGATGGGTCAGGACAGGCAGCGAAGCCGTCAGCGCTGCCGTAAGCATCGCGCAAGAGGACACCGGCAACAGTTGCGTCGGTGTCTTTGATGGCGCGTATCACGGGTGGCATCCGTGGACTCGTCAGGTTGTCACTTTGGGTGACTCTCTAAACTTGCTTGCTCTTGATAAGACTGCCACGCTTCGTCTTCCAGACGGCATCTCTTCACTGGCGGCCATCCTCGTTGAGTCTCCACGGTGGTTATACCCTGGGGATGTCTACACAAAACGCTTGCAGGAGCTTCGTGAGCATTGCACGAAGGCTGGTGTGCCATTGATCTTCGATGATGTGGTGTATGGCTTTCGATTTGCGACTGGTGGCTTGCAAGAGACAACCGGCGTCACTCCAGACCTTGCGTGCTTTAGTAAAGCACTAGGGAATGGCTTTCCGGTGGGGTGCGTGGTTGGCAATCCTGACCTGATGCGGCGCACCGAGTATCGCGTCAGCAGCACGTTCGGTGGCGAGATGACAGGACTCGCCGCAGCGTTGGCGGTGTTAAGTGTGCACGCCAGCCAGGATGTCTGTGGTGAGCTTCGTGCGTCTGGGACGGACCTACGCAATCGTCTCGACCTTGCGTTGCAGGAATCGCCTATTCGCGTCGAAGGTCAGCCACAGCACTTTCGCTTCGTCAGTGACAGCCGTGAGATGCTAGATGCGTTCTTGACGGGGTGCGTATTGAACGACGATCCCGTTTTGATTCACAGAGACGCGAATAACATCAACCTCGCCATCGACAGCGGCATCAGAAAGCGTATCGAGGCGACCGTGGCAAGCGTTGCGAATAAGCTATGAGCATGTCAAGTTCGACACAGGAACGGTATCTGTTCGACATGGTGAACCCATCTTTGGTGGATGATCCATCTCCCAATGAAACGTATTCTTCTGGCGCTACTCCAGAAACTATGGCCACGTCGGAAGCGGCACGGCTTTCTATGTGCGGTCGTGCTGGCACGAAGCGGAGGTCGGTATACGAACTCATCAGAGATGACGGCCCGCTAGATGACAAGGCAATTCAGGCTCGTTTGATGATGGCTGGGTCGACAGAACGGCCACGTCGGAGAGAATTGCAGCAAGCCGGTCTGATTGAAGCCGCGCCGGGTAACGGTCGAACGGTGCGGTGGCGAGTTACCTCGACTAGACCGCGTAGACTTGGCAAGACTCCTGAAGAGTCATGGGGTCTGCCGAGTGACGGTGCCAGCGGGTCACAATCTCTGTTTGTAAAGAAAGAAGGCTGACCGCATGAGTGAAGACCTGACACATATCAAAGACTTGGTCCCTGACCCAAAGAACAGACGCAAGCACACGCCACGCAACGTCGGCATGATCGTTGATGCGCTTCATAAGGTCGGCGCGGCTCGCTCGATTGTCATCGATGAGAACAACGAAGTGATGGCGGGAAACGCTACCGTAGAAGCGGCTGGTGAGGCTGGCATCACAAAGCTAAAGATTGTCGATGCGGCTGGCGATGAGCTTGTCGCGGTTCGTCGGATTGGTCTGACGACTGATCAAAAGCGCGATCTTGCCAACTACGACAACAGAACTGGTGAACTGGCCGAGTGGAATGTTGATCAGCTTCTGAAAGACGTAGAGAATGGAATCGATCTTTCTTCGTTTTTTTCCGAGAAGGAACTTGGCTATGTTCTTGATAATGCTGAGAATGTATCGAAGGTCATTGCTGATGGTGTTTCTGAGGGGTTGGAGTATCGCATCATCGTGGAGTGTCTAAATGAAAGTCATCAGGTGGAATTGCTTGAACGCTTCAAAAAAGAGAGCATCAAATGCCAAGCGTTGATCTCGTAGTCAAGACACCGTTGGCTCGGTCGACTCGCGTGCAACAGCTGGAAGCCATGTTCGATGTACCTGCAGAAAACGTTAGCCAGCTCGAATGGCATGGAGAGGTTCCGCTCGATGCCAAGCCGTGGAATGTAGGTCTCATAGTCGGTCCATCGGGTTGTGGTAAGTCGGTCATCATGAGCGACTTGTTCTCGGCGGGACGAGTTCATCAATGGGGCAAAGACAGCTCGGTCATTGATGGTTTTGATGCTTCTATGTCGATTAACGATGTAACCAAAATATGTCAAGCGGTTGGTTTCAATACTATTCCGTCGTGGTTGCGTCCGTATCGCGTGTTGTCGGTAGGAGAACAGTTCAGAGTGAATCTTGCGCGATCACTTTCTGAAGATGGTGATCCTATTATTGTTGACGAGTTCACGAGCGTGGTCGACAGACAAGTGGCCAAGATTGGGTCACACGCTGTACAGAAGTACGTAAGGCGTAACAATCGTCAATTCGTAGGTGCGTCGTGTCACTATGATGTGGTTGATTGGTTGCAACCAGACTGGACGCTTGAACCGGCCACGATGACTTTTACATGGAGGCGTCTTCAACACAGGCCAAAAATGGACGGTCGCATCAGCCAAGTCAACTATGGCTATTGGAAACAGTTTTCCAGATTTCACTATTTGACAAAGTCTCTCCACCGCGCTGCGCGGTGTTTCGTTTTATTTGTTGATGGTGTACCGGCGACATTTGCTGGCGTATTGCATCGACCACACCCACGAGTCAGAGACATCATGGGATTATCGAGAATAGTCACGCTGCCAGATTATCAAGGTATGGGATTGGCTATGATCCTGGCGGATGCTCTTGGTTCGCTTTACAAGGCGGTTGGCAAACGATTCCATATGTACCCGGCTCATCCGTCGTTCATTCGGTCGTATTCGCATTCTGATCAATGGGTGTTAATTAGGAAGCCGGGACAATTCATCCCATTCGGTGAGCGTTCGACCTTGCGTTCACAAGGGAAACCGCCGGTCGGTCGACCGTGTGCGGTTTTCTGTTACACAGGGAAGGCAATGGACGAAACGCTGGCGAAAGATATATTAAGCACAAAGGTCTAAGGCGTTTGAATGGACACTATAAAAAAGGCCAAAGGAAAACCGGGACGACCCAAAGGCTACAAGCCAGAGGGTGTCGGTGAGTGGATACCGGCGTTTCTGGCTGCGTTGCAGCAACTTCCTAACGTGCGCACGGCTTGCATGAAGGCTAAGGTGTCTCGGTCTGAAGCGTACCGACTACGTGCTGAGGATTCAACGTTCTCGTTAGCGTGGCAGGAGGCATTACAGGACGGCATTGATCTCATCGAGGCCACGTTGATGGCGCGTGCGATGAAGCGCGACACGGTTGCCGGTATCTTTTTGCTGAAAAACCTACGCCCTGATGTCTACGGTGAGAACGTCAACGTTAACGTCAGTGGGTCGCTGTCTATTGAAGAAGTCCGTCAAGCCAGAGCAAGTCTAAATGCCAAGCTCACGCAGATCGTCGAAGTCGTCGCCCCAGGCGACAGGCGACTCCTTACTACCGAATGAGTCGCTTGCCGTTCAAACGGCAGCGCATGGTGCGGGGAAGCGTCGACTTCAAAAGCTAACGCCAGCCGAAGCCGCACTACTGCGCTATGAGTGGCGCTTCTGGGCCAGACCGAGCCAGATCGCGCCTCCTGGGGACTGGGGCGTGTGGCTATTGATGACTGGTCGTGGGTTTGGTAAGACTCGTGCCGGTGCACAGTGGGTCATCGAGCAAGCTCGCATACCTGGACAGCGTATCGCTATCATCGGTCGCATCCCTGCCGACTGTCGAGACGTGATGGTAGGTGGCGAGTCAGGCATTCTGGCGACCTCTCCACCGGACTTCATGCCGGAGTACATACCAAGTCAGAGATCGTTGAAATGGCCGAACGGTAGCAGCGCACGGCTATTCTCTAGTGAGAAGCCTGAAGACCTACGTGGACCGAATTTTCATTGTGCATGGATTGATGAGCTAGCAAAATACAATCACGCGCAGGAAACCTGGGACACGTTGGTCATGGCTGTTCGCTTGCCAGACAACCCTCGCATTGTAGTGACGACCACGCCGCGTCCCATTTCCATCATCAAGCAACTGGTTGACGATCCGCACTGTCACGTCACGCACGGATCAATTCACGACAACCGCAGCAACCTGTCTAGCAAGTTCTTTGAGCGTCTCATCAAACGTTACGAGGGCACGTATCTCGGTCAACAGGAGCTTGAAGGGTTGCTGATTAGCGACCGTCCCGGTGCGCTGTGGTCGCGGTCGGTGCTTAATAAGCATCGAGTAGATGTCGCACCAGAAGAACTGGTGCGCGTCGTCGTGGCTATTGACCCACCGGCCACATCGTCAGAGGACAGTTCTGAGGCTGGCATCGTCGTTGTTGGGTCGACGGCTGATGGATGCGCGTATGTCATAGCAGATGGGAGCTTGCATGGCACGCCAGATGAATGGGGTCGCCAAGCAGTAAGACTCTACGATCAGTTCAAGGCCGATCAGATTGTCGGTGAGGTCAACAACGGTGGAGACATGGTTGGGTTCACAGTAAAGGAATGCGCCAAGGCATTGCACAGAGAGGGAGAACGGGAGATCAATGTCGTTCCGTATGTGCCAGTGCGAGCCAGTCGTGGCAAGCTCACTCGTGCTGAGCCTATCGCGGCGCTTTATTCACAAGGTCGAGTGAAGCACGTTGGTCTATATCCAGATATGGAGGATCAGTTGACATCGTGGGTTCCAGGCGACCAGTCACCTGACAGACTTGATGCGCTTGTTTGGGGACTGACAGCGCTTGTCCTATACGGGTCGAACGATATCGATGCTTGGGGCGGTGAAGGAAAGGACAGCTACTCAAGCCAGCACGTCAACGAAGTCGCCAAGCACGACGGAGCATGGTTTCCTCCAAGTCAGTCAAGATGGTGAGAAACAAGACAAGTCTTCGGAACATTTCCGTGAGCCGACCTATGACGAACTACACAGACGACTCGTCAAGCCCAGAAAGTCGTCATCACAAAAAGACCGCATTGGAGCATATGAGTACGAGGGACGGAGCCAAGGCAGAGTTTGACGGGAAGCCGGTGTGGGTGAATCCATTTACGAGCAACCAAGGACGACGCTGGACGCGGGACTGGATGTTGTCGCACGCAGTGCATTGCCGACGCGGATGTGCACGCTGTCGTGACGTGCGGCGCGGTATGCGTCGTCAGACCGATAAGAACGCGCTGTAGACGACGATCATGTTGAATCTAACGCTTCTCATCAACTGCTCGGCTGCGGTCGCGCTGGCGGCGTCTGTGGTCGTTGTCAGAGACTCAGCACTGGCGGCAATTGCGCTGGCTTATGCGTCTGGATTGCTCACGTCATGGGCAAGTCGGTATCAGTTGGGTGTCGCTGCTGAAACACAGTCATCGACGAGTGGACAGTCTGCACCGCACGTGCCATAGTCTGAACTATGCAGACCTCTCCTTCGATTGCGTCTCGCCTGTCAATTGCAGCCAAGGCGTTCGCCGGCATCTTCAATGAAGACTCTGCGCGACAAGCGCATGGGATGCTGGGCGGCATATTCTCTGGGGCATCAGGCGACCCGCCGTATAGGGGCACTGCGAACATACTTGCAGCTTACTCAACGATGCCGTGGTTGCGGGCGGTTGCGCAGCGTGTCGCCACGTCTGTGGCTGCGTCAACGACACAGTGGAAACTCTACGCTCCTGCGTCTGGCAAGCGCCGTGACGTGCGAACGGTGCAGCGTTCAGCAGACTCAAAAGCTCGGCGGTCGTTGCTCCACAAGTCGAGTGAGATTGTCGAGGTCGAAGACCATATTCTTCTCGACGCACTGAACAGCGCGAACAGCTACATGGTGGGTCAGTCGCTATTCAAACTGACACAGCTTCATCTCGACCTCGTCGGTGAGTCTTTTTGGATCAAGGAACGCAATGCGTTCGGTGCACCTATCGAATTCTGGCCCGTGCCGCCCGACTGGGTGCAAGCAACGCCAACACCATCTGAGCCGTCATACCAAGTGAGCTGCGGCGGCTGGCAAGGCAAGATACCGGAGTCTGAAGTCTTATGGATGGCTGACCTTGACCCATCCAACCCGTATGGACGCGGTAGTGGTATGGCGCGAGCGTTGTCTGATGAGTTGGAGACGGACGAGTATGCCGCGAAGCATACGCGACAACTGTTCTTCAATCGTGCACGGCCTGACATGATCATCTGGCCGAAGCAGCAAGGTGCCCATGACATCGGGTTGCAGCAAGACCAAGTGAGGCGACTGGAAGAGCGATGGCTTGATGGTCATCAGGGATTCTGGAAAGCGTTCAAACCGTTCTTCGTCGGGCGAGAGATTGCGGTGCACGAGGTCAACCAGTCACTGCAAGAACTGCAACTTGTCGAGCTACGGAAGCACGAACGAGACACCATCGTGCAGGTATTTGGTATTCCTCCAGAGCTTCTCGGTATCTTGAACAATAGCAACCGCGCCACGATTGAATCTGCTGACTATCTGTTCAGCCGTTGGGTCATCACGCCACGACTTGAGTTCTTGAGGTCGCAGCTACAGGAACGTCTCATCCCTGAATACGATGACCGTCTGGTCTTGGACTTCGTATCGCCGGTCGAGGAAGACCGAGCGCATATGCTTGAAGCAGCGAAGGCGGCACCGTGGGCGATGAAAGTCGACGAATGGCGCACGCTGCAAGGACAAGAAACGCTAGCAGATGAAGCGGGTCAGGTTCATATGATGCCGATGGACTTGACGCCTGTTCGAACACCAAGCACGCCACCAGCGCCCGTGCCCGGGACCGTCGCTGGCGAGACGCCACCTCAAGGTGATGTCATTGTTGATAGCTGGGACGATCATCTTGCCGTGCTGAAAGAAGCGGGAGAGGACGACATTGTAGCGACCGTCCATAAGGAGCTTGCCGACGAGTTATCTGACCTCCCACTTGTCTGGCAAGAACTTGCGAAACATGAACCGACTGTTCAGCGTTTGACGCGCCGACACCTGCTGGAACTCAGCGACCGCGTTGATGCCGATCAGCTTGCGAACGTCACAAACGGCGTGCAAGTGGAACGGTTAATACACCTGGATGAATGGCTAGAAGAGATGGACGCGCTGATGCAGCCGCACTGGAAACGTGCGTGGTGGATTGGCGCTGAACATGCGGCCAATGAACTTGGATTCGATATCGAGCGTTCGGCTACCGGCCACACGAAGCAAGACGAGACACCTACTTCTCAGATAGTGCCGACCTCTGAAGCCTCGGCAGCATTCCAGTTCAACGTGCTGGACTCTGAGGCTGTGAACTGGGCGGGGATTCATGGTTCTCAGTATATTCAACAGATAGGCGAGGCAACCAAAGAGGCCATACGCCTTTCTGTCGCTGAAGCTATGAAGCTTGGACTCAGCACGGAAGCCGAAGTCCGCGAACTGTTGAAGCTACAGATCGGTCTTACGAAACAGCAGCAAACCTCGGTTTTGAATTATCGTCAACGGTTGGTAGAGAACTTCCCACACTTGTCTGCCAAGCAGCGTCTCGGTCGGCTGACTCGTTTCAGGAACGCCAAGGTGCGTCTCAGGGCCATGACTATCGCTCGCACAGAGATGGCGTTTGCGAGTTCTGGCGGTCAGGAAGAAGTCTGGCGAGAGGGCGGCAAGCAGCAAGTCATCAACCTGTCGACGATGAGCAGGAAATGGCTTGCCACGCCTTATGGACGCACGTGCAATACATGCAAAGGGTTGGCAAAGATGGCTCCGATCCCATTTTCCAAGTCGTTTGCGTATGGCAAGTTCATCGGTCAGAACGCACCAGCCCATCCAAACTGTCGGTGTGACGTTGTTCTGGTCCGCACGAAAAAGTCGTAAGTCTGACCTGCGCATAGAGGGGGAACATTATGGGATGGATTACGCTAGGCATGAAGCTGCTTCCGTACATCGTGGAGGCTGTCGGGTGGGTTGAAAAGTTCATTACTGCCAAGGGGCAACGAAAGCAAGACGCAGCGGTCTACATGGTAAAGGCCACGCTGGGCCTCGTAGAGTCTGGCGTCGGTCGTGACCTGCTTGACGATGACGATGTCGAGAAAGCCACGCGAGAAGTCATTGACGCCGTGGTCGCCTTGCAGAACATCGTGGCAAAGAAGCAAGCGCAGTGAGCAACCCTGTCCGTCCGTTCACAATCAGCCCGCACAACGCAGTCAGCACCATCGTAGATGGTCGCGTCGTTGTCACTCCGCAACGTCGCAGAGTAGCCATTACAGGCGCTGGGAAGTCCATACGACAAATACCGTGGACTGATGAGTCGTGGGAAATCTGGGGCATCAACAACTTCTGGAACGCAATGCGAGACGATGACGGTCGGCTGCGTGCGGACCGTTGGTTTGAATTGCACCCACCAACCACAGACATACAAGACCCTCACGATATGAACTGGCTGCGGGAGTGCCCAGTGCCTATCTATACGACAGAACCGTTCACCGATAATCCGAACGCTGTGGTGTTCCCTGTCGACGATCTCGCAGCGCAGTTTCGTGACTACTTTTCGTGCACGTTTGCGTATCAGATCGCATTCGCCATTGCCGAAGGGTTCACCGAGATTGCGGTGCATGGGCTTGAGTTGGCATACGGCACGCAACGCGAAGCGACCGTCGAGAGGGCGTGCGTTGACTGGTGGCTGGGCTTCGCTGAAGGTCGCGGTGTAAAGGTTACGATCCCCGATGGCGACCACGTCGTGAGACACTGGTCGCGCTATGGGTTTGACTACTGGCGTGAGGCCAAAATGGTTGAGCAATATGTCGGCTCATTGATCGGCAGAAAGGTCGCTGAATAGTCAGTGGACATTCTGGACTTAACGTGTCATGGTGGCTGTGGGTCGGTGTGGTGGTGAATGCCGGGACAGCGTGGCCGCCTCCTGTTACGTTGTCCCGGCTTCCCAATAGATAACGCTATGACTGAACCAGACTTCGTGAAGACGCTATCCAACCTTGACGCTTGGAGACAGCAAGCGGCAGAAGGCACCGCCCCGCAAGACGCCGTACTGCGGAAGCAGTTCATCAGCGACGTTGAAGTGCAAGATGATCGGTCGGTGAAGTTCATCATCACGACCGGTGACGCTGACCGTGAGAATGATGTAATCAATCCAGACGGGTGGGAGGTAGCCAGCTATCTCCAAAATCCTGTTGTCTTATTTGCGCACGACTACGACTCATTGCCAGTGGCTCGCACGACCAGCCTTGAGCAACAGGGAGACAAACTTATCGCCGTGGCTGAATTCGCCACTGCTGAGCTTAATCCCATGGCTGAGCGTGTCTTCCAGATGCTGAAGCAAGGGTTTCTGCGTGGCGCATCAGTTGGCTTCAGACCGGTATCGTTCGCGTTCAATGACGCACGCGGTGGCGTGGACTTTGCGAAGCAAGAACTTCTTGAGTTTTCAATCGTGCCGATCCCGGCAAACGCGCAGGCGTTGATGGCGGCAGGACTTAGCGATGAGGACTCGGAGTTGCTAACAGACTGGGCGAAGGACGTGCTGGCACGGCTCGCTCCTGACTCGCTCCGCGAGGTGGAAACTGACGTTAGCAAAAACGTCGCCCCTTGCGACGTTCCCGAAGAGGCTACGCCTGTGGACGTAATAGCCGAAGACGGGTTTCAGCAGACCATTCTAGATACGCTCAGGCGTATCGAGACGGGATTGTCTGAACGTGTGACGTTGCTCGAAGGTGACGCGGTGGTGCTAGAACTCGATGACGAGACTGATCGTCACGATGAGAAGTCAGTCGACGACGAGCAGTTGATTGATGTGGACGCAACCGAACTGGCAAAGGCAATGCGAGAGGCAATGCAAGAGGCAGTCGGTAATGTCGTAGGCGCGGAAATGCGGTCTGCGATCAACGCAATGCGTGGTCGTCTCGACTACTAGGAGAACAGCACAATGAGTAAAGGGATGACGAGAGAAGAACTCGCCGACTTCGTCCGAGAGACTTCTGTCCCGCTGATCAAAAATCAGCTTGGCAGTGAATTGGCTCAGGTCGTTCGTGAGAACGTAGAGAAGATGGCGTCGGACCCGAACGGTCCGTGGGCTAACAAGTTTTCTGATCGTTTGGTTGAGCAGAAAGCGTCAGCGCCGAAGCGCGAAAAGGGCGCGGCGTTCGGTCGCGTTGTTCGTGCGATGGCCGCAGCCAAGATGAACAAGATGGGGTCGGAAGGCACCGTCGAAATTCTGCGCGGTTGGGGCGATGATGACATTGCCGACAAGATGGCTGACGCTAGGTCGAAGGCGCTTGCGGCTGGTGATGCCACCGCTGGCGGTTTCCTTGTGCCTACGCAGTTCAGTAACGAGGTCATTGAACTCCTTCGCGCTCAGTCTGTCGTAAGGCGTCTGGGTGCGAGAGTCGTGCAGATGCCAACCGGCACGATGAAGTTCCCGAAGATTGCGACTGGCGCATCTGCGGCGTATATTGGCGAGAATGTCAACATTGGCAAGTCGGAAGAAACGTTCGGTCAGTTGACTCTGACGTTCAAGAAGCTGGCAGTCCTTACGCCTATCAGCAACGACTTGCTTCGCTATAGCAGCCCGTCTGCTGACGCTATCGTGCGAGACGACCTCGTCTCGTCGATGGCTACGAAGGAAGACTCCACGTTCATTCGCGGGGCTGGCACGGACGCGACCCCGAAGGGTCTTCTTAACTGGTGCGTTGCTGACCAGAAGATCGCATCGAACGCCGTCGTCAATCTAGCGAACATCACTGATGACCTTGGTCAGTTGGTGGTGAAGCTGAAGAACGCCGACATTCCTCTCATCACACCGGGGTGGATCATGGCACCTCGCACCGAGCAGAAGCTTGCCACGATTCAGAACGCCAATGGCGCGTTCGTGTTCCGTGATGAGATTCTACGCGGGACGTTGTGGGGATGGCCGATTGGCTCAACAACCAACGTGCCTATCACGCTCGATACGACCGGCGCTGGAGCCAACAACGAGTCAGAGGTTTACTTGGTAGACTTCTCACAAGTTCTTATCGGCGAGTCGCAGAGCTTGCTTGTTGATTCCTCGCAAGAGGCGGCGTACCACGACGGGTCGAACGTTCAGGCGGCATTCAGTCTCGATCAGACTGTCGTGCGAGCGATTGCTGAGCATGACCTTGGGATGCGTCACGACAAGGCCGTGTCGATGCTGACCGGCGTCACGTGGGCTCCATAAGAACTGCATGAGGTTTGATCTTTTTCTGAAGAGGATAACAACAGATCACGAGAGATGT